AGCATCAATTACGGGGGGTGTAACTTTGATAGATGAGTTACATTTGACTACTGACTTAGCTGATGCTTACATTGCAAGTGCTGCGACATGGAACGCAAAATTTAACACGCCAACAGGCACGACCTCGCAATACTTGAGGGGCGATGGCTCTCTCGCTTCATTGCCTTTTGAGTTGGTAGTTGCTGCATCGGATGAAACAACTGCACTAACGGCAGGCACGGCAAAGATTACATTCAGGATGCCGCGAGCTGTTACCCTTACCTCAGTTCGGGCATCGCTCACAACAGCCCAAGCAAGCGGCAGTATATTCACCGTTGATATAAACGAGGGCGGCAGCTCAATACTTAGCACCAAGCTTACAATTGACAATACCGAAAACACAAGCAGCACGGCAGCAACGCCGCCAGTAATAAGCGATACCGCATTAGCAGATGATGCTGAAATCACAATCGACATCGACCAAATCGGAAATGGCACGGCAACAGGTTTGAAAGTAATGTTAATTGGAACTTACGCATGAGCTTCATAATTAACCCTTATGTTTATGCGGTGGCTGGATGCGCCGATTCAGATGCAAATGCTTTCTTAACTGCAACAGGGATTACAAACCCGACAATCGCATCGGCTATTTGTACGCTTGTAACATCAATGAAAGCTGACGGAACTTGGGCAAAGTGTCAAGCAATTTACCCTTTTGTTGGTGGTAATGCCACAACTCATAAATTCAACCTAAAAAATCCTGCTGATACTAATGCAGCTTTTAGGCTTTCGTTTGTGGGTGGCGTTACTCATACAAGCAATGGTATTCAAGGCAATGGGGTTAATGGATATGCAAATACATTTTTTCCGTTAACGAATTATGCTCAAAATAATTTATCGTTTGGATTGTATTCAAGGACTAATTCTTTAAGTGGTGGTAATGGAGCAGACACAACTGGGACTTTTTTTGGAGTAGTTTTGTATATAAAGTTTACAGATAACAATACATACTATTCTACAAATAACTTTATTTTAAATGGAAACGGTAATTTTATTTCTGACTCAAGGGGGTTATTTGTATCAAATAGACTAGTTTCTACAAATTCTTTGCTTTATCGAAATGGTGTTCTCGTTAGAAATACTACAAGTAATTCAGTCGCTGCAATTTCAGCAATAAATATGGCATTAATGGTAAGGAATAACGGAGGCAATTTAATTCAATATGATTCGCGCCAATATTCTTTTGCATTTATGGGGCAAGGCTTAACACCAACAGAAAACCTAAACCTATACAATACTATTCAAACCTTCCAAACTACCTTAAATAGAAATGTGTAAAATATGATTACAGTTTACCAACTCACACCCGAACAAGCCGAGCAATTGCGAGGCGTTCAATATGTCGCAGATATGACATTCAACCCCATTCAGGATGCAAACGATACTTGGATAATAAGCAGCGAGGAAGTAAGCAGCACGACCATCGACTGGGTTAAGCAATTGCCAGCGATTGAATATATTCCAAAAGAAACACTACCTTTGTAAAAACCTAAAGCACATACTATGGCAGGCGTTAAAGTAACCGATTTAACCACATTAGGCACGGCAGCGAGCGATGATGTAATGTACATTGTTGATACAAGCACCAACACAAGCAAGCAGATTGAGGTGCAGAATATCTATGATGGGATGCCTCAGTTGAATAGCGGTGTATTTGCTCCAACAATTAGCAATGAAACACCAAGTTCGACTACAATTGGCGGTGTAAGCGATATGCATTGGTCGCAAGTTGGTAATGCTGTAACTTGTTCTTTTAGATTTTCTGTGAATTATGATGTTGCTGATACAAGTGTTACTTTTAATTTTGATTTGCCAGTGCCATCAAATTTTAACTCAAATCAAAATTTAATTGGTACATTATCAGTAGATGATTCATCTAATTACACTGGTTCAGCAATTGCTGCAAATGACTCTTTGGATTTAGGGCAGATTCAAATTGACGGTGTTGCTGGTAGCGTCTTAAACGCATCTGTAACATTTCAATACCTTATCATCTAATGCGCAGCACCTCGCTTCTCGGTCTGAATCTAATCAAGAAGTACGAGGGCTTAAGGCTCACAAGTTACCTATGCCCTGCTTCCGTAGTTACGATAGGCTACGGCTCGACACGCTACCCGAACGGCAAAAAGATTCTTTTAGGCGAAAAGCTCGCAAACGAAAAGGAAGCAACGCAATTGCTACTTGCCACGCTTGAGCCATTTGAAGCGGCGGTAAATAAGCACCTACCGAATATTAATCAATGCCAGTTCGATGCGTTGGTTTGCTTCGCCTACAATGTCGGCACGGGCGCATTAATTAAATCCACGTTGCTTAAGAAAGCCAAAGCAAACCATGCCGACCCTTCGATACTTGACGAGTTCCTAAGATGGAATAAGGCAGGCGGCAAGGTGCTTGCAGGGCTAACCAATCGCAGGCGCGAAGAGGCAAATCTGTATTTCTCACTTTGTAAAGTTTAGGGCGCAATTGCCCCAACACCGGCAATGCTTTCGCGTATTTTAACCTATGCGAAAACGTGCTACCAAACCAAGGCGAATCATTGACATCATTGTTAAGCATTGGCGTAGCACTATCGGAAGCCTTATGATTTTAGTTTCAATCTTTTTGCTAATCTTTAAAGTGATTTCAACCGAAACCCTTGCGGCAATTGTGGCAACCCTAATCGCCGCTGGGTACATTCCAAAAGCCAAAGACGATGCAACAGATTCGTAGAGATACAATAAAGATTGCACGCCATAACAAGGTGAACATCGACACCATGAGCTGGGAGATGGCAAATGCAGACACAAGCTTTGCGCAAGCTAACCGCGAAAGCTTCGAGTATGTTATGGCACAGCCAAAGCCAGTGCGTGAACTTACAGCATTCGACACCATTCAACCATGCGATGTATCTTTATACCCAGCACCAACGTACTACACCCTCAAACCTCAGCCTGTAAGAAACACGCAAGATATTGAAACGCCTATGAATTACGATATACTTTTGAATGGTGTTGTGTTTAGCTTTACCTTGTGGATGAGTGCAAAATACTTGATTGGATGTGGTGCTGCCTGGATCAATTTATTTAACGATCTAAGAAGCGAGCTAAGGGCATAAGGCTTATCTTTGTCTTATGGCATCACTGCACATCCTCGAGGCGAGCATCGACCTCTTCTATGTGATTACCGATAAGGATGGGAATATTGTGACCTCCAATGATTTATTCAAAGAATACAGCAGCCATATAAAGCCCGGCAATATATTGGACATTGCAGCCAATGACAGTGATCGCGATGAGATGCTTACAGCAATCAGAAAGTCGCAAAAGAAAGCACCGGATCCGATTAGAGTCTATTCAAGGACACGCCAAAAAATGTCTTCTGAGCGGTACAACATGTGGAATGTTTACTCAATTATGAACAGCATCCACATGATTGGTATCCAGTTGGTCGATGTCACATCTATCAGCTCGCATGAGCATGAGCGGCAGAAGATGCTTCTGGAAGAGTTTCGCTTTATGTTGAGCCACGAGCTTCGCCAGCCATTGACTTCAATTGGTGGGTTGGTCCAGATGATCATGGAGCACAAAGAAATCACAGAGGAAGAGCGGAAGGGCATTATGGAAATGATAGCAGACAGCGTGCAGAAGCTTGATGAGGTGATCAAGTTACTGGTTAAGAAAGCAACAAGACAACTATGAATGAAGCGCACACCTACCTACCAAGCACTGATGAAGAATGTGACGAGCGGCTTGTAAAGGTGCTTGCGATTTACATCTTGGAAAGGGCCATGCCGCTAAAAGTTGCGAGCCAGATACTGCTTTCAAACTTGCGAAACAAGGACCTTTACATGGTGCGATTTAACGAAGTAATGCAATTTGTAAGCAATGGAACGATCTAACACAAGCACGCTTTTTTTGGTGACAATTTCTCTTGTCCTTGCCTTGATGCTGATCAGGACTTGCGGAAGCTTGGCCTCAACCGAGGTTGAACTGGAGCGACTTGACAATGCCAATCAAGAATACACCATGCGAATTGCTCAAGACTCGGCCAAGATTTACAGCCAGTCGCAGACCATTGTAAGCAGCGAGCGCAAATATGCGGAGCTTGAGAAGATAAACGCAGCACTTGGCATCAAGGCTAACCAAGCTGTCCAATACAGGACCAAGACAGTGATTCAAACGGATTTCGAACTTGGTGACACGGTATACATCGATAGCTTTCCACACTTGCGCCTGCCAAGATCATTCGGGCGTGAAGGTAAATGGCTATCCATAGGAGGCAGGATAAACCGCGTAGGAAGGCTTCAGATTGACTCAATGATAATTCCGGTATCTTATACCGTTGCAATCGGAGATACGCTGCGTAAAGGCTCTATTTTGCGGAAGCGTGACAAGGTTGTCCGCATTGCAGTTGACAATCCTTATGTAAGCGTGACCGGCATCAGCAATGTTGTGATTCGCCAGGACAAAAAGTGGTGGCAAACCGATGCGGCCAAGATTGGGCTCGGGGCGTTTATTGGTTTCGGCCTGACACGCATAAAATAATTGGCTTGATTTTCATGCACTTGCGTTTTTTTACGCTGGTGGTTTATTGTTTTCTTTGTTTTTCGCTTGCGAATTCAAAAAAGGGGTGTACATTTGCCTCAACAAAACAACGAAAAAATGAACACACAACTCTCAACAGCAACGACCTTCAAGAATTGGAAGGGCACTGAATTCTTCCACTACAATCACTTAACCGGCACGCTGGTGATGATTGTAAACGATGGCCCAATCAAAGGGCTCTACACTCGCTGCGATTCGCAGGCTGCAAATCTTTCACGGCAGTACCACCGCTCAATGGAGCACGGCACTGCACCTGAGAAGCGCATCTATGATCCTTGCGACATGGAAGAATTCCACAACAACTTCGCAATTGTCACAGAGCAACTGCACTA